GGAACCTTTATAACCGGTACACCATCAATTTCACCAACAACCCCATTCAGAGCAATCTGTGTAGCCATATCGCCCTTCTTTGTGAAGTTTTCGTCAAGCTTAATTTTGTTGTAATAAGCTGGTGTTACAACTGCAATTCTGCCGCCCTGTGGTGCCTTATCATCATCAAGAATCTCCTGTACAGCAAGAAATTCCTCGTATGCGTTTGCCTTTGTAACCTCATTGGTTACTACGTGGGACTTCTTTGTATAGGTTCCTTCTGTCGGTGCATTTGCAACCAGAACGGATAATCTGTATGCGTCCATTGCCGGAATAACAACGTTGTCAATATTCTCAGCCAGTGTAGCAGCTGCTTCCATGGTTCCATTGGTGTCCTGCTCGCTTGCAGCGTCAATAGTATAGGTAAAGGACTTGTCCTGCGTTACGGTCATTTCCTGTACTTCATTTCCAAGCTCATCCGGTGTACCATATCGGTTGCTTCCTGTCACCTTGTAATCATTCAAGGTTGCCAAATCTCTGGAAAATACCTTTACTGTCTTAACACCAAGCCACTCAAATGTGCCGCTGAATAATCCGGCTGTCAGAGAACCAAGCTTGAATCTCTCATCAACTACGCCTGCATACTTTTCTGCATAATTTACTGCCATTTTTGATTACCTCCAAATCTTAGAATTTATTGTTTACAGAATTGAAGCCAGCCAGAAATGGGTCTTCCTTTTCATCGGTTGTTCCCGTTCCTGCCTGTACGGGTGGTCTTGCTTTCAATTCCTGCGCTACCGCTTGCTTAATTGCAATTTCTCTAAACTTCGTCTGAATCGTGGCTAATGCGTCCATGTCACCTGTGATTTCTGCCTCTGCCGCACTGGTAGCTGTCTCAATATCCATTCCCTGCATTAGATACCGTTCCTTTGCTAAGGTCTTTGCCTGAAACTGCTCTAATTCCAATGTGTGCGCCTTTGCCTGTTCATCAGCTTCCTTCTTAGCTTCCGCTTCCTGTTCCTCGGCTGTCTGCTTTGCCCGATAAAGCTTTGTGATTTCTCCTTTTTCCCTCAAAGCTTTGTCAAGTGCAGCTTTGTTTTTGGCACCGTCCGCTTTAAGCTGTGCGATTTCTGCCATAAGGCTATCAATGGTTACATCCGGCTTGTTATCATCATTATTTGTGTCTTGATTTCCCTCGCCCTGTGCGTCTGTTACCACTGTGTCATTCTGATTCATGTTTACATCTGCCATAATTCATACCTCTTTCTGTGTTTTTACGTGTTCTCTCACGATTAATAATGATTTTGTGGTTTTCGCCTTCTCTGGCGTTTGTGATATTTGTATTGCGCCGTCTCTGGCGCATATAAAAAGGCACTGGATTTCTCCAGCGCCTGATTAACTAAAAATACCGGACAGAGCAGCGGCAATTAATTATCTCGCTTGCTTCTGCTCCCAAGCTTTCGTCCTTTGGAAACATCATCAAACTGTTTCCGACAGCGAATGGCTCATTTATCTTTTTTACTGTACCGCCTACTTTTAAATGTGTCTTTCTTTCCTTTTTATCCCGAATGTCTATCCATTTCTTCTTTTTCTTCCCGGCTCTAACTGCCTGAATGTAATCTTGATAATTCAGTGTTGTATTCGCTTCGTTCTCGGCTATGTATTGCGCCCTATCGTCCGATGTATAGTATTCATCGTCTATATGGTTCATAGTTGTTTCAATAACCATTGCGGCGAACAAATCCAAATACTGATTCACATAATCATCCAATTCCGTGAATTGCTGTAAAACTTCCCTATATCGGTTTTTGAATTGGAATGTAATGATTTCAATGTATAATGCAATGTCTGTTTGGCTCTGCTTAGCATATTCTGCATACGTAAGGATTAAGGCAAAAAGAAAAGCAAGTGAGTTTTCAATCTCCCTTGCCATTTTAATTCTTTGTTTCACCTGTTCTCTCGTCAGCTCCATTTCGCCAAAATACTGTTCATATGGTATCGACTTATGTTTATATTCCGTTTGAAGATTATTCAGCTCATCATAATCCATATGAAGCACCTCTATTTGTCAGGCTTATCCAGTTTTTCATTGCTCATTCCATCTAATAATGGGCTGTTTGTGATTTGTGCCAAATCACCGCCGTCTGGTGCAGATTGCTCATTGTCAATTCTTTGTGATGGTTCAAAAATCGATTCTTGATATTGTGTGATTCCGTCTTTAGAATCTTCCCAAACTTGGTTTACGTCATCAAACAAATTAACCGCCTTGAGTGCATGAAGCCCATATACACCATGTGACAAAAGATTTCCTAAACAGGTGGATTTTGTTACCATCTCATAGGTTTTCTGACGTTTGATGTTTGGTTGTACGTCCATTGCCTTAAGTGTCAGCATTGGATTATCCGGCGCAATATCCATGGATTTCTTGATTGCAATTAACGCAACCTTAACTTCTTCCATCTTGCAGCCATCTATAATGTTCTGCTCCTTACAAGCCGAAGCTTCTGCACTCTCCCAACCGGAAGCTTGCGCTGTTGCGGAGCCTGTCGAACCACCTGATAAATCACTACGTTTTGGAACATTGCACTTCTGCAATATCATATCTCTTCGGTATTGAATATTGTTCAGAATACCATTATAGTCATAATTAACCGCCAAGGGATTAACGAACGGAGTCTTTCCATCTGCCGTTGTCCTTGTGATTATCCAATCATTCGTCTTTGGGTGTTGTACATCTCCATTTTCATCAACCGGAAATTCAACATCATTGCCATGCCAGATAGCTTGAGTATTTTGGTCAACATCGTTTGTGAAATCAGAAATCAAGATATTCAGATTGTCCATTTCGTCAATCTGACGTTCAAAGCAGCCTGTCCGGTCATATGATCTTATCCATTCAATAATCGGTATGATTCCTAATCTGTTTCTATATCTATTCTGGTTGTTTTCTTTCCATCTATCCTTGTCTTTCCAATCTCTCTCTAATTCTTTTGCTGGCTTTCCAGATTCAATTTTAGCCAAGTTAAGAATCTCAAATTGCTCGTCTTTCGTGAAACATGTAAAGTGGAAATTACCAATTTCATCTTTTCTAAGTGAAACGGCAATCATAATCCGTTGGTCTATGTAATAGCTGGACCGGACAACAAATGTCCATCGCGGGTCTAACACATTCAGTGTAAAATAACTGTCGCCATCTTGATATTCCGTGTTAATATCAACAAATGTATATCCGATACCGCAAATCTCAATAAATCGTGCAAGCTGCTGTGTTTTGGCTCTGCTGTTTTCTGCTTCGTAGCATTCATTCAGCATTGAAATACCAAGTGCCTCACCATCATTTCCACTATCCTTTTCTCCACGCTGTACAAATGTAATCGGGTTCCCCCAGTTGAATCCTAACTTAAACTCAGTAATCTCGTTTGCAATGTTATCATTGTTCTCGATGTTAATGTCTTTTCTGTACGTCTTTACACGTTTCAATGGCTGTCTGCCTGCCTCGTATTGGATAAGGAAATCGCAATCAGCGGCATTCTCTGTGAAAATTGGCATTACCTTTTGCAGAATTGGTATTATATTTTCACTTGTAATCACTGGCTCATCAGTGTATATAATCTTTCTTCCACGGTTCATTGCGCAATACCTCAATTTAATAAAATGTCATCCCACTGGAGCTTGCCCTTTGTGGAATGTCTTTGATTTCCGTCACATCTGTGTCAATGTGATACACAACACGTTTTCTGCATTTTTCACATTTTGTAATTATGTTGATTGTCGAGCGCCCGTCGTAATGTGCCACAATTCGTTTACACTTCGGACAGTATATGGTTTTTGGATTTTTACTCATATTCTCTTTTCCTTACAAAAAATGCACCGCCTAAACAAATAGACGATGCATTATACAGGAGGACATATGAAAAATAACACTTTGGGGGTTATGGGGTGAAAGTGAATTTTCATTTTTTCACTATGATGGTACCATAATGAAAAATTTTAATCTATATCACATAACGTAACATTTTGTAACATTGTGTAACTACTTTTTGTCAAGATATTCATTTCCGTACATTTTTTCAAATTCTGACAAGGCATTGTTCCGTATTCTGTCTACTTGCATTCTGGAATATGACATATCCTTGGCAATATCCTCTATTGTTTTTCCACTTACATACCTTGCTGTTAGCACTGTATACATATTCGTGTCATTTATTTTGTCGATTTGGCTGATTATATGACTTCTTTCTGCAATGAAGCTGTCTATCAATTTGTTTGTCTCATTCTCAAGGTCAACGATTTTCGCAACCGTAGTCCCCAATCTGTCTTTATCTGGCGAAGTTTGAACCCTCTCACCATCATTGGAAACGGTTATGGAGCATGCCATTGTTTTTAGCTGGTATATCTCTGACAATTTGTTTTGTATCATTCGTCTTAATCGTTCAATTCTACTCAAATACTCATGTGTTGTCATGCTATTCCTCCTATATTGGACTATGCATTATTACTGTTGTTCTATTCACCGCCGGAGCTTCAATAAACATTTCGACCTGAGTTATACCGTCC